TCTATTGTTGGTGCAGTTATTTCTACTTCTGTATCTGCATCTATATCTAGTTGTCCATCTGTGCTTGAATTTACAGACAAGGCACTATCTCTAAAAGTCATTTTTATAGCATCATTTAACAATAAAGCAGTATCATGAACATGAGTTAAAGTAACATCATTATTTACACCAAACCCTAATATAGCACCATCGCTATCTAATTTTAAATCATGGCTTACAAGTACGGCAGTAGAAGCATTTAAATCAATCGTTGCCTCACCATCTATAGTTAAAACACCATCGCTACTTTGATGAATAAAACTAGCTACATCACCAAATGTCAGTTTATTTGTGCCATTTAAAGTTAACCCAGTTCCATCAGTATGAGTTAATGTTGTATCTGCATCTGCACCAAACTTAACTATGCAACTATCAGTATTTAATAATAAGTCATCGCCTACTGTTAAATCATCCGATATGGTAAGATCATCTACTGTAGTGGTTCCAGCTAAATTTAGATCAGTTAATACATCATGAACTACACCACTACCCCCACCACCATCAGTCGCTATAATTTTAACATGTCCTGCTGGAACAATCACCTTATCTCCAGCACTACTAGAACCTTGTTTAAAAGTCAACGCATGGCTAGTACCATTATCCATGATCCACATTTTTGATATACTGGTCGGTAATAAAGTCACTTCACAAGCTTGACCTCCACCAGTCAGTTTTAAATAAATTGCTCTATCATTATCAGATAGTCCATCAGCAAGAGTAATATTATCTGTTGAGGCATTTGCTATTGCTCTCGTACCATAGCCTAAAGCTTGACCTATAAGTTCTAAGTTTGTATTAGTTGATGTACCCCAAGTTCCTGATTCATCACCAGTCGCTATTTCTTTTAGCCTTAAATTATTGTCATATGTTGCCATTATGCCACCCTTTCTACCCAATTAGCCACTTGATCTGGTCTAATTAAACTATAAACTTGTTCGGCTCCAATAAAACCAGTTGCACTCACTCCTGATATAAATACCACACCTTGAGGGTTAATTGCAACATTTCCTTGCGATAAGGTTAAACCCGTCTGACTTACTGCAATAGACATTGTTGTTAATATTGTCTCTGATCCTAACGCAGTTGTTGCTACGAGTCCAGTCGTTGGTGCTCCAGTTGTAACCTCTATATTTGGTATTCCGTGAGTAGTTAATGTCGCACCCATGAAAGCATGATTACTACATTGATAAAATAAATTTAGTACTCCATCGGCTACAGTAATTTCTGTATAAGCTCCAGCTTGTCCTGCTGTGCCGTTAGTGGTCACTCCAGTAGTGTACTCACCTTGAGTTTTATCTGCTGTTTCATAAATTCTAAGTGGGTGTCCAGCATTACTACTGTCACTTTGATCAAACCTATAGGTGTTACCTTCATACAAAGTTAAATTAACATCAGCTGATGCTGTTGAGCCATTAATAGCGTATTTATTGCTTGAGCCTTGATTGTAATATGGATGATTTGAAGGATTACCAGAAACTACTGTAACTGTATAAGTGACTGTACCAGCACCAGTTTGACTTATAGAGGTAGTTGCAGATAAACCAGTTACTCCAACATTTACTCCAGGAATCCCACCAGGAGTTCCTAATCCAGTTGTACCAACTAACCCAGTAACCTCTACAGCGATAGGTGAGCCCCATGCACCTTGATTCCATGTGCCTCTACCCCAACCTTGTAAGGTAGTGTTTGACAATTTAAGCTATCCTTATAATCGCATTACTTGCATCAGCAGTTGGAAACTGTATAGTAAATGTTCCCGAAGTTGATGTTTTGTTAGATGTAAAATCTAAAACACAAACGGAATGGTTTCCAGTAGCACTATTATATATTAACGCACCCATTGCTGTTATTGATGCAGTTGTAAAACTTAAATCAGCAAAATCAGTAAAAGCAGTTTGTGTGGTCGTGGCAGTAGCAACACTTGGGTTTACTCTTGTTAAAGCACCACCACCAGTTGAATAAGAACCACTTGTTTGAACCTCACCAGTTGTCGTAAAAGCTGTAGTTCCAAAACCTAAAGTTGCTGTGGAAGTATTTTTACCTCCACTACTTTCAGCGTACAACGCTAATTTAAAAGCACTTCCACCTGAATTTAAAAAATTGTGTTTACCTTCTAATAAAGTTTTTTTAAAAGAGTTACACATCGCTTGTGCAATAGCCATATTAAAGTCTCCTTATATATTCAGCCAATTCTTTTTGACCATTAGATCTTAAGATATGAACTATACTAGCTCGTTCTTCTCTTCTTGCCAAGAGTAAATAATTATACAACACTTTTTTAAGATGCTCTCTAAACTGCTTTGCTTGTTGTCTTATATGAGGGGGTGCGTCATCTGAAATACTTACTATTTTTTCAACGGCTAAATCAGCTACTTGTTCATTTGTCAAGCCACCGTTTTGAGAAGTATGAACATTAACATTACCTACCGTAGAAACACCTATTTCAAACATTTATTTCTCCTTATACGTTACTCCAGGAATATCATAACGACCCACAATATTTGGAGTGTCATCAATGGGGTCAGGAGGACTTAATTTAGATTTTCTAGTAATAAGCATATTACCTTGTGTAACAGTTGAGATAATAGGATCCTCTAATCTATGATATCCATATAGTTTTTCATCACTATTTACATTAGTGTCAAGTAAACTTGAGTTGTGTGCTATACTTACTTTAATACCTTTTGATATAGCTATAGCCAACCAAAATTCACAACATGCTCTTCCTGCTTCAGCAAAGTTTACATTTTTGTGAGTAAAATCAATCCCATACAAATGTAAGTGCTTTATATCTGTTGCAATGGCATAAGCTAAAGCATAAGAAACGGTGTTATTTAAATAAGCATATTTTGTTTTTGTTAGAACATCTTGTAAGGGATACTCAACTACATCAGGGCATCTCTTATCCAAACAACATGAATATATGGGAACATCTTTTTTTGTAACTAATCTTTCTTGCATAATGTCTGTTTGTTCTCCTGCATTAGGAGTATCTAAAAACCTAGAAGGAGGATCCATCATAAAACATTTATCATGATAGATAATACCAGACATGGCATTTATAGCCCATACTTCATCAAACTTTTCGCTTCTGGTTTTAGCAAGAATGTATTCACTAAAGCTGTTACCAAGAGCAACGATAGCCACACTTTTAATTTTACTCATGTTTGTCTTTGTCTAACCAAACCTTCTCGATAAGAATCAGAATAATTTCTTCCTTCTGCATAATTCTTTAATCGTGCAATAGACTCTAAAAATCTACCGTTATATAAATCTAATATATCTTTTTCGCCCTTCATAAAAGTGTATGCTTCCACTAATGTGCCATATAGTAAAGCATCAGGTGCATTTGTACTAATCCAAGTTGTTCCACTATCGTCAGTAGTAAGTGAAGCTGGACGATAATAATAATGTAATTCTACTGCAAGGTCTGCATTTGGTGTAGGAGATAAAATAAAATTATCTACATCAAACTGTGCATAATATTTAGGTATCCCAGTAACAGTAGGGTCAGGGTGGAACTCTTGTATAAAATTTACGTCTTTTTGTAATAAAAAAACATTACTACCACTACTAACAACAGATAAAGAAAAAGTAGCCATATAATCACTTGGTTTTTGTAAAAATTTATTACTGGCAGTTGTTGTTCCCTCAACGTTTTTTCTAAAATAATCTAAATCTACTGTTTTAAAAATACGTTCTTCAGCGTTTTTTATAAAAAAATCTAACTCACCTACAAAAGTACTTTCATCGTTTTCAGTCCAATCCTGCACAGATTGTTTTAATGTTGTTAAGGTAAAACTCATGACACACTCACTGTTACAGTTCCTAATGAAGTTGTAGCACTAAAACTTGTAAGCTCTGCACCTAATATACCCTTATCGGTATTAGTGTAAATTATAAATTTTTTATTGTCATCAATCTCTTGGGGTCTAGGTTGATACAAAGCTTGTGGTTCAAATGGTGGCTTTCTTGGAGTTAGTTGTGGATGTTTAGCTTCATACTCTGATCTATGAACTACATTACCATTCCATTCCATAACTCTTTCACGATAAGGAAAAGCAAACCCAGACCTATCTGATATAAATTTTGATTTTCTTCCTAATGCAAATCTACTCATACAAAACCATAATATGTACTACTAGGGGTTAATGATAAATTAGAACGATCACGATCTTCAGCCGAAGCTCTTTCAAACTCTTCTTCATACATAGCTTTTAGCAGTTGTATTCTATCAGGTGCTCTTTTAATAGCTAAATAATATGCTAATCCAGCAGTCAAACAAGGATAAAACCTAAAAGGCACTTCAACTGTATTTTTTGCAGTATCAGCATCTTGTATTCTGGTTAAAGCATCATACACAAAAACATCTGTACTGTTTTCTGGTGTAGCCCATAATTTTAATTTTGGCGTTATTTGCCTATCTAAAAAATACTGACTTGGTCTACCAGTAGTAGATTTTGTAGGGATATTTAAAAATTGATCTCTACCTATTCTGCTAATACTAAAATCATTTGAGCCTCTTCTTATTACAGCATTTAACACATCTATTAAATCTGTATCCAAAGTGTACTCGGCAGTACCAGAAGTTAAAGTTTGTGTCCTTTGTTCAATCGTCCATTGATTTAATCCTCTATTAGCCCAATCAGCAAAAAGTATATTCATTGACCTTCTTGCTGTTTGTAAATCATAACCAGTACGAACTTCTAAGCCACAACGCTCAAAAGCTTCTTCAATATACTCGGCTACATCAAGCTCAAAATTTGTAGAGGATGAAGTTGTCATTAACTATAAGGACCTTTTACAACCTTGCCACCGTTGGCGAAACTTTTCTTCTTCATAGCACCACCACCCATAGCAAAACTTTTTTTCTTCATAGCACCACCACCCATCATTTTTTCTTTATCGTTAGTAGCACCACCCATTGCATAGCTCTTCTTTTTCATCATTCTTTACTCTCCTTATAAAGATTATTAAATGTTACATCGGGATCCATATATTGTTCATGTTCCTCTGCGTTGTGAGTCCATTGACTCGGTTTAAAATCGGGAGCTCCCTCTCCAGTTTCCCAGAGTGCAGGGGATGTTACTCTAACCCTGTTGTTTGGCAAGGCAACAATGTTGCCTGTCCAATTGTCTGCCTTAATAAGTTGAATCACGTGACTCTGCTTATGCTGAGCTGGATCATCAGACAAATCAGACTGACTGTAATCTATTGTAAATAAATATTTCCCGATATGCAACTTATTATCTATTTTACATACCCATGGACTAACACTTACATAATCTAACTTAACAACACTATGATAATGAGAACTGCAATCCCACGGTTGTGCAAAGCGTGGGTGCATTATATCTGGCATAGTGTCAAGTGGTATATCGGCTACTAATGCAGTCAATGGCATTCTAGCCCACATAGCACCACCATGAACATTTGTTTCATCTGTATCATCAACCTCACAACCAGTAAAAACTACTTGAAAGCCTAACGTTCTATCAGGCATTGTTGTTACAGCAAAAGCATGAGCATGTATAAACTCACCTCTATATTTTTCGTGATTATGTGTAAACTCTTTGCGTACCCAACATTTGAAGAAGGGGATATTACTAACTAAATAAGGCATTAGGCTTTTTTCTTAGTAGTGGTCTTTTTCTTGGGCTTTTTACCTTTACCAAAAATATGAGCATCAACTTTCGCCGCTTTACCTCCAGTCAGTACAGAGTTTACACGAGCCATAGCCCATTGATTAGGTGATGTTCCGGGACGATGTCCAGTTTTATAAGCGGCGAGTCCTTTATTGTAGACTTGCCTTAATTGTCCTGCTGTAACCTTTTTACCTTTAGCTCTAGCCTTTTTAGCTTTTTCGGCTAAGGTTTTACTTACGTTTGCTGACACTTTTTTTCCTCCCTTTACTTGGCATTAATCCTTTATTAACTGCTCTAGCTCTTTCACTAAAACCTAGTTTTTTACCAGTTCTAAGCTTTTTTCTTATTGTTTCTAGTTTTGCTACCATTTTTCTTCTTCATAGTTGCACCTTTAATAATATCCCCACGAGTAATTTTATTAAAAGGTGGTGTTAATGATGCTAACTTTTTTTGTTTAGGTGTTAATTTTTTCTTCATTTCTTTTTACCTCCATACATTTTTCTAAAGCGTTTAGTATACACAGACTCTTTTGTTTTTCTGCGTTTACCTTTTTTATCAAAATCTGTACTAAATTTATAAGCTGATGGATCATTATCTGCTTTTGGTGCATTACGTTGTATCTCTTTACGTCTCTTTGCTTTTTCAGCAGAGGATAGACCTTTTAAATATTTTGGGGGTATCTTACGTTTAGTTTTCTTTTTGGCAGGAGGTTTACTTATTTGTTTTGACATCTGACCTCTTGTTATAGCCATTTAAATATCTCCGGAACAAATGCTGAAGCTATTATCAATATGCCTAATCCCCATAATTTTGTATCAAACCTATCCAGTTGTTGTTCAATACGTTTATATCTGTCAGCACATTCTGACTCGTGCTTTTCCAGTAATTTTAAAACTTCATCTGCTTTCATTACCAAGCCTTACAAGACCAATACCTAGCACTAAATTTATCTTTTGCAGTATCACATCTGTGACGTGCTCTGAAAGATTTTCTACGTCCTGGTTGATCTTTTTTAATAGTCATGTTTGGGTCACCAAACCTAACAAGTTTAATTTGACTGCCTTTTTTAGCTAGTACTGCTGATTTTTTAGGACCTCCAGGAGTCCGTTTTGGTTTATTAAATCCAGGAAAAGTCGTCCCTCGGTAAGTAATCTTACCTGAGGGAGTCCTTTTAACGTCCTTAGTGGTAGCCATTAACCATAATCCTTGTTAACTTCTAGTATGATAGTATAACTATCTGCACTAGAGTGTCCTACCGTAGTAAACTGTATGTCACCAGTTTTACCTGATCCTGCATTATTTGGTATGCCACCAAAATGTGAGTAATCATGATAACCACTTTGGTTTTCACCTAACTCGATGGCAAGTACATCGCTTGTAGCATCAAATAAAATTTGTACTTTCATGCCAATGCATTGCCACCATATTTTTTGTATGGAAGCTCCAGTACAAGCCTGACCAATAGAATTATTAGCTAATGCACTTACATCTACCTTTGTAACAGCACTTTCGCCACTTCCGTCTGACACGTTTGTGAATTTGAGTACTGCTTTTTTACTCCCATCTATAATGGTTTGTGAGGTTACTGCATCTGCCATATTACTCTCCTATTAAGCTTCGTAGCCCATTAACTCTATAAATAACTTTCCAGCAGTATAGTCCGCATCAGTTGCATCACCAGTAGTCAAATATAAAAACTGGTCGGCGGCTGGAACAGCAGAAAAGTAAACCTTACTTCCAAGTGTTGCATCTCCAGCATTAACCAATAATGTCTCAGTTAAATCACCAATAGCACCATCTTCTACACCAGTACCCTCTGTAGCAGAATGTACATTAATATCTGGGTCACCTCCAGCAGGAGCTTCAAAACATTCCATGCTACCAGTTAAAATTGTGCCATTTCTCGCCGCAGTTATCTGTCCTATATGACAAACAAGAGAAGTGCCGTTGACACCAATAATATCACCAGAGCCAGTTGAACGTAGACCAGTTAAATCAATTAAGATTCTAGTTGTAATAATACCACCTGATCTCATAACAGAGCTTCTATAAATTGTACCAGAGCCAGTTGTTATACCAGTCCCAGCTTCTACTGCCATTGTATTAGCATCTAATGAGCTAAATCCTGCAGATGATATTGACATTTGTGTGGTTTCTGCACCAGTTGTAGCATTAGTAGCTATTGATGAATACCCACCCTCAGAACGTAGAGTTCCTTTAAAAGTTGTATTAGCCATTTAAATCTCCTTGTCAAGCTAAAGTCGGGTTTATTCCCGTCAAGGTGTTAAAACTATAACATAAAAAAAGAGCGACTGTAAAGTCGCTCTTTAACCTTCAAGGGGATCCTTGAATTAAGCTCCTGGAGAGCCAAACACACAACGAGGATCTGATACGCCAAAGCTGTACCTTTCTCTCGCTTTATATCTAACATTACCAGTATCAAAATCGCCTTCCATTGATGTAGCAATCGCCGCTCTTTCAAAGTGCTTAAAGCCATTTGGTGAGTCGGTTTTAATGAAAAATGCGTCTGTATCTGTTAGGAAGTGGTTTACCACATATCCCTCAGCTAACATACCCATGTTTCTATGTGCATTAACATCATTGTCAGCAGTTCCTGGACGTAAGTTACTTGCCATTAATCTTTCAGCAACAAACTGTAAGTTTACTGGGATTATTAATTTACGACCCATTAGAGCAATTCTTAAACCTCTTTCATCTATAAATCCAGCGATATCTATAAGAGATTGTTCTAATGATGTTTCATTCAAATCAGCTGATGTTGAAAGTTCGTTTCTGAAATTACCTCCTCCTGAAGTTGGGTGATCAGTAGCACAAAGCTCCTTACCATCTCCAAAAGTGAAGTTACTATCAAAAGCGTTATTCAAAATACTCGCCGCTTTGACTTGTTTTGTGTTAGACATTGATCTTGCTAATGCTCTTGTATATCTGCTTGAAAGTCTATCATAGAGGTTATCCTCAATAGCTTCCTCAGTTATAGCAAAAGCCAAAGCGATTGTTTCGTGTGTGTAACGAGCAGTAAAGGATTCGTTAGCAGTATCAAAAGACACGGCTCCACCTTCAGCCTTTTCAGGAGCTGTTCCAAATCCTGCTAACATTACCTCTTCTTCAAACGCTCTGTCAGAAGTTTCAGTGTCAAAAATTTCGGCATGTTCATTATCATACCTATCGTACTCCAACCCGAATAAAGCATTCAATCCTGGCTCTAATTCTTTAAGGAGTTGTGATCTTGCAATAGCCATTATACCCTCCTATAGACCAGTAGTTGCAGTATGAAATGGTAAATTAAGTTTTACCAAAAAGATAACTCCAGCTGATGTAACATCAATCTCATTAAAGTCATCCTTGATGCCAATAATTCTGAAGTTGTCTGTTGCTGTAGTTGCTCCTGCACTTGCCACAGAAAGTTCACCGATAGATTTACCAGTAGAACCATTCTCTGAACCAAATCCAGCACCTTCTGCATTAGAATGTACTAGAGCTTGTGCAGTCGCCGCATTTGTTAAGGTAGCATCCGCTTGAATCTCATACACTTGGTGAGGGTTGTCAAAAACATGAACCGTCGCCTCTGTACCTGATTTAATCGAAGCTGTTCCAGGGTAATGATTGTCAAAACGAGGTTTCCCGTCTAAATCAATATATTCACATCCGTTCATAACGCCTAAGATTGCTACACTTCCACCGTCTGCCGCTGAAACGTCGACTAAT